GTAGAAATCGACGCAGTAACACCACACCTCGCGCGGGGGCTGCGATTTTCAACCGTCTACGAGCACACGCGGAATGATCCGTACTCGCAGACCTAAACACAGGAGGGAATGACTATGCCCAGCAATGCAATCGCAGCCTACGGAACCTTGTTGAAGCGCGGGGCGGCGTCCAGCGGATCCAACACTTTCTCCAACTATGCCACGATTGGCGAAGTGAAGAGCATCAAGGGACCGAGCACGGAGGTCTCCACCATCGATGTGACCACGCACAGCAGCGCGGCGTCGGGCAACTACCGCGAGTTTGTGCCGTCCCTCATCGATCCGGGCACGATCGATATCGAGCTGAGCTGGGTACCCTCCGATAGTACCCACGCCTTGCTCTGGACGGACCTCACGAGCCGGACCAAGCGGGACTTCTGGCTCCAGACTACGGCAAACGCCTCGGGAGCCAGTGCGAATATGCAGTTCTCGGCGTATGTGACGAACTTCGCCAAGGAGTTCCCGACGGACGACGTGCAAAGTGGCACGGTTACGCTGAAGATCACCGGAGCGATCACACTCAACACCTAAGCAAGGGGGTAGCATGGGCCTCTCACGTGAGCAGATTCTATCGGCATCGGACCTCAAGATTGAGGAAGTCCAGGTGCCCGAATGGGGCGGGAGCGTCTTTGTTCAATCATTGAACGGCAAGGCGCGGGACAAATTCGAATCGACGCGGTTTAAGCTCAAGGGCGACAAGGTGGAGATGATCCACGACAACACCCGCGCCGTGCTGGTGTCGCTCTGTGCCTGCGACGAAGCCGGGACGCTGTTGTTCTCAGAGGGCGATGTGGCAGCCCTCGGGGCGAAGAATGCGGCGGCGTTGGATCGCGTCTTTGACGTGGCGCAGCGGCTGTCGGGCTTGCGCGGGAAAGACGTGGAGGAGAAGCTAAAAAACTCCGCAGCCGTCCAGACCGACAGTTCTGTTTCAAGTTAGCCTTGGCCCTGGGAAAGACCGTGGGGGAGCTCCTCACGGTCATTTCCTCGGACGAACTGACGGAATGGGCGGCCTACTATCAGCTTGAGCCGTTCGGGGAGTACCGGGGCGATCTCCGGGCCGGGATTGTGGCGTCCACGCTGGCGAACATTCACGCCAAGAAGGGCCACAGCTTCACCCCGGCAGACTTTATGCCACGATTCCAACCGGCAGAGGCCAAGCGCGGCATGACGGCAGACGAAGCGATGGATGCACTGAAACGAATCGCGGGAGCGTTCAATGGCTGACATTGGGGCGCTCATTGTCCGGATCGGGGCCGATGCCTCAGAACTCACCAAAGCCTTGTCGAAGATCGAAGGCGATGCGCGAGGGCTTGAGGCGTCGTTGTCCAATGTGGGCCGCATGGCACAAATCGCCTTGCTCGGCATGGCGACCAGTGCGGTTGTCGCCACGGTGGACGCGGGCCGACTCGCGGAGCAATTTGACCAGCTCAGCCAGAAGACCGGGATCGCCGTCGATAAGCTCGAAGGCTACCGGGTGGCGCTGGCACGAAACGGCATCGAGGCGGAATCCCTCACGACGGCCTTTAAGACCCTCTCGAAAGATCTCTCCACTCTGACCACTACCGGCAGCTCGGCCACCGGTGCGCTGGAATCCATGGGGATCGGTATCGAGACGTCATTGAAAGGCACGGATGCGGTGATGCGCGCCGTGGCCGATCGGTTTCAGCACATGGCGGACGGCGCGGAGAAATCGCGCCTCGCCGTCGAACTCTTCGGCAAGTCCGGGCTGCAGCTCATTCCCATTCTGAACCAAGGCAGCGCGGGCCTCGATGCGGCGATCAAGAAATCAGCGGAGTTTGGGTTGATCCTCACGCAGACCCAGCGCGGGGCCCTGACCACGTTCGATGATGCGGTTGACGATATGGGCAGCGCCTTGCAGGGGTTCAAGATGCAGCTCGGGGCGGCCTTCGCCCCGGCCATGACCACCATCGTGCAGGCCATGACAGCGAGCATTGTGTTTCTCAAGGACACCTTTAACGCCTTCGCCGATGCCGGGGAAAAGCTCACCATCCGGCTGGGAGCCATGGCGGCGGCGGTGTCCATCCTGGCCAAGCAGCTTTTCTCCTTCTCGGTGCTCTCGAAAGAAGCCTGGGCCGATACGCTGACGCAAGTGCAGGCGATCGACCAATGGGCGGCGGCACAGATCCAGGCGGTGGACGCCAACCGGCAGAAGGCCAGCGCGGAAACGCTCGCAGCCGGGGCCACACAGCAGCATACGGCGGCCATGGGACAGAGCAAGGCGGCGGCGGAGCAGGAAGCGGCGGGGCAGAAGATTCTGCTCCAGAGCCTCTCGGCCCTGCGTGACGAGCGATCCAAGGGCTACGCCCAAGAGCAGCTGGGCCAGTTTCAAATGATGAGGGGCATTGAACGCCATAAAAAGCAGGTGGCCGATGCAGCCGAAGCCTCGCGGCTCACCTTTGGCGATCAAGTCAACGGCCTGAATAGCGCAGCTCCCGGCTCCACGCCCTTCATCGACCACGAAGCCGCGCGCCAGCAGGCGATGGGCCGAAGCGCGGTGATTGCCGAGCAGTACGCCCAAAAGGAAGCGCAAGCCTGGGTCGATGCCTACATGGAAGAAGAAGCGGCCATGTTGAAGCGGACCGATGCGGAAATCAGGGCCAGCGACAAAAATCAGGAATACCAGGGCCGGTTCATCGTCCAGCAGGCGCAGCACGCCAAGCAGGCGGCGGGATTCTGGCAAAACTCCTTGCAGATGATGCAGGAGTCAGCGACATACGCCTTCGGGAGCATCCGGATAGCCTTCGGCAATGTGGTGGTGGGGATGATTCAGGGCACGGCCACCATTCAAGACTTCTTCAAGTCGATGGCCGGCACGATCCTCAATACAGTAGTACAACTGGGAATCAATCTGGCCTTGGAGTGGATCAAGACCAATGCCGTGACGGTGGCGGCCAACACAGCCGGGGCGACGGCGACCACCGGCATCTGGGCGGGAGCCTTCGCGACGATTCAGGGCATGGCCCTGGCGACCGGCGCGGCCTTCAAGGGCCTTATTGTGGAAATCGTCTGGCCTGCGATTGTCGCGGTCGGCGAAGCCATCATGGGTGTCTTGTCGGCCATTGCCGAAGCGGCGGCGGATACCATCTTCGGCATTCCCTATGCGGCGATGATCCTGGCCGGGGTGGTGGCGATCGGCGTGGCGATTGCGGCGGGCGTGGGCGCCTTTGCCAACGGTGGCATTGTGACGGGCCCCACCACCGCGCTCATCGGCGAAGCCGGCAGCCCGGAAGCGGTCATTCCCCTGAACTCACGCGGGTCGGATTTCATGCAGAAAGCGTTTGGCGGCGGGATGGGCGGCGGGCAGAAGGTCGAACAGACCATCGTGCTCGATGGGCGCGTCTTGGCGCGATCCGTAGGCGATAACTTGCCCAGCGTGCTCAGAATGGCGGGGGTGCCCGCATGATGCTGGCTGGCGCCGGCTTGGCCTCGGTGGCTTTGGCCTCGACCGAGCAGGACAGCGGCAACGCGACGGACGCGCAAGCGATTCGACCCTTTACGCTGGAGCTCAACGGCGTGGACGTGGCCGACTGGTTCAAGGTCGATTCCCTCCAGATCTCCGATACCCTCGGGCAGCCGATGAGCTGCCAATTCACCCTGGTAAACCCGACGACCAGGCCTCGCCCGGGTGACGTGGTGCGGGTGCTGTACTATTCGGAAGTCCTGATCGCGGGCTTGATGACCCGTTGCCAGCCGACGCCCTCCATCGATCTTGGCACCACGTTCTACGAGTGCGAATCGTCGGACTGGTCGATTCTCCTGACTCGGCGGCGGATCCGCAGGAACTTCACCGATACGCCGGTTGCCAATATCGTGGACTCCATTCTCGATAACGAGCTCGCCGGCGACGGTCTGACCATCGGCACGATTGACCAAGGGGTGAACATTCCGCTGGTCGATGTGAAGAATGGGCGGGTGTTTGATATGCTCAGGGACATTGCCGGGGCGACCGGGCAAAGTATGTATGTGGATTTTGATAAGGCGATTCAGTTTGTCTCCACCAGCAATCCCGATGCGCCGAAATCGCTCACCTATGCCACGGTGGAGGCGTCCAGCCTGACCGAGGATCTTGAAGGCTACCGCAACGTCCAAAAAGTCATTGTGACTGGCACACCAGCGGCGGGACAAGACCCGGAAACGGCTGAGGTGACGAGACAAAATGACGAGCAAATCCAAGCGAGAATTGCCATAGAAGGCGGCACCGGACGCTATGAAGAGATTGAAGAAATCACCCATCCTACCAGCAATAATGGGGGAGCCCTCACCCTACTGGGCATAGGCTATGCCATTATTAAGCTGTCAATTAACGGCACGCCTCGCAAAACGTTAAGGTGCCGGATCCGCGGTTATGGGATGCGAGCGGGGCAGATTGTGACCGTAGACTTGCCGGCCGTCAATGCCTCGGGAACCTGGCTCATTCAACGGGCCACGCTTTCAGAGCAGGCGATTCAATACCCCGTGTATGAAATCGAGGCGACACAAAGCAGCTCTCAGATTCGGGCCTATGAATCATGGATGAATATGGTGAAGGCCGGGAAAGTCATCGTCCAGATGCCTGGGTCTGTCACGAGCAACAACGTGACCTATGACACGCCGGGGAGCTATGCGTGGGCGGTTCCGGCAGGAGTGACCAGCATAACCACTACCTGCGTCGGTGGGGGTGGCGGGGCTGGCGGTTCGGATTGGAGCACCGGGATTCTCATGGCGCGCGGTGGTAATGGCGGCAACTCTGGGCGAGCGGTCTCAATTATTTCCGTCTTGCCGGGGGCAACCGTAACCATTGCCGTAGGAGCGGCAGGCACAGGGGGGCAAGATGGGTATTCTTATGGATCATTTCCCCCGATTTCAGGTATTAGCAACGGCATCGTCGGCGGGAATTCCACTATCACCTATGCCGGGGCTGTTGTCTGTCAAGGGAATGGCGGGGATGGGGGAACCCCAGCCTATATTTCTGTTCCGTATGTCTTGCCTGGGTCGGATGGTGGAGACGGTTCAGGCATCGGTGATGCGGTGACGGTAGGGGGTAGGGAAGCGGGAGGAATCAACGATTCTGTCTATACGAGCTATCCTGGATATCCTCACACGCAGGCATCCGGGCAAGATGGATATGTCACGATTGAATGGTAGGGAGAAGAAATGTCTACGCCTGTCACTAATTTCGCTAAAGTCACCGTAAGCGGCACCTATAACGCGGCGGCGGCCTCGGTGTCTCTGACTAGCGGCCACGGCTCGCGGTTGCCCTCTACGTTCCCTTATCCCCTCACCTGGTGGAATGCGACGGACTACCCAGACCCGGCGGACGATCCGAATAAGGAAATTATTGCCGTGACTTCGCGCATCGGCGATACCCTACAGATCACAAGGGGGGCTGAAGGTACCAGCGCGAGCACGAAAAACACGGCATCCAAGACCTATAAAATGTTGGAAGGCATCACGGCGGCCATGTGGGAGTCGGTGAGCACAAATTCCAGCTCGCAGAGCTTTAGGAACCTCTCGATCCGCACGCACTACGATAACGACAAGTCCGCCTACAAGGTGGTCCTGCTGCATGCCGATGCGATCACCATGGATGATGGCGAGGAAGTAGCCGATTGGGACATGCTGGAAGCTGATTTGACGGCGAGTGGCGCGGGCGGCCTCGATACCGGCTCGGAGGCGGCGAGCGTCAATTATGGGATTTATGCAATCGCGGTGAGCGGGGCGTCTAAGTCCATCATGTTCCACCGGGAGAAGGACTACTTGCTAGACGAAGATGTGACGGCTGGCGAGGATGGACAACATGCGCTCCGTGATGCGGCGGCACGCACGCGGCTGGCGCAAGGGTTTCAGGTCGATACGGCTGGTCCGCTTGAATTCATCGACGTGAAGATTCTCAAGACCGGCTCGCCGACCGGGAACTTCTGGTTCACCGTCGAAGCAAACGCAGGCGGCGTGCCCAGCAACACGGCCTTGGCCACATCAGACAAGTACGATGTGAGCCGATTGACGACGACGGCGGAATGGGTGCGTATTCCCTTTAGGACGCCGTATAGTGTGTCAGCGGCGACACAGTATCATTTGGTTCTGTATGGCGATTTCACGGTCAGCGCGGTGAACTATATGTCATGGCGGGCCGATACCACGGCAGCGGCCTACTCCAAAGGCAGCAAGGCGGCCTATGATGGAGCCACCTGGACGACTGATACGGATGACGACTTCGTCTTCAAGGTCTATATCACGCGCAATGATACGGCAGTGACCTTGCCGACGAGCTATAACCAGCAAGCCCTGATCGGGTTTGTCTACAATAACGCCAGCGGTAACCTCAAGCACTTCACACAGAAAAACGGACGAGTATTTACCGGCCACGGCGATGATTGGCAGATCGGCACCTATTCAAGCGCCAACTATCCCACGCTCACGGATCTCTCGGCCTTTGTGCCAGGCCGTAACGTCTCAGTCTATTTCGAGGCGTACAACGCCACGACCTGTCGCGTGTCCGTGGGATCGCTGAATGCGACGGATCTCAACACGACCCTCGCCGATGAATTGATTGGCACACTCAAAGGATTGGTGGTAGATCGCGGATCGCTGCCTCCTATCAATCTGGAATACAGCGCGGTCAACGTGCAGAGTGACGCCGGGACGCTAAATCTCTATATTGTCGGCTACGAATGGTGAAGGGAGGCGTAAATGGTCAATTGGGTCTATGAATTGGCAACGGGCACACTCATCTCTGGCGGGCCCTATAATCCGTCCTGCAATCCGGCTACGCATGGCATTGTCTCGCTGAGCGAGAATCCGAATCCGCGATTGCGGCGGGTCGATACGGCTACCAGACTGATCCGTGATGCCACCCCCGATGAACTCACGGCCTACGATGCGGCGGAGCTCGATACGCGCATGAAGTCTCGGTTCAACGGGGACAAGTTGGTCAAGGCGCTGGCGATTTGGTGCGCGCAGAAGTTTAATGTACCCCTCGCCACGGCACAGCAAGAAATTGTGGCGATTCTGAAGGCGCTCTAGCCTATTCGCCGGTCACCAGCAGACAGCGGTCTCCGAACATGATGAAGTAGGTATCGAGGGCGCTGACGGAGTGAATGCGACGGATGGGCGTGGCTTTGTGTCCGATATAGTACGATTCCTGATCCACCGGCACGCCATGCCGCATGGCCTCCTCAACGGTATTAGTCCCAAAGCCTAACCCTCCGATGATCGGCAGACAATCGCGGCCTTCTAGGAGTGGCTTCACGTCGGCATTCTTCAACTGCAACTCGGTCCGAATCTGCATACAACCGGACAACAGCAACAGGCAGGCGAGGAGGGAGAAGCGCAGCATCATAGCAAGATCCTTTCTGTGTGTGAGCCGTCAAAAGCGCTGATTGATGGCGAGGAAAAATCGAGCTGCTCCTGTCCCTTCGATACATCCCCCGGCGCCAGCGTGCACACCCAATCCGCATAGGCCTGGATGATCTCCGCGAGGCGGTCATAGTTCAGCCGGGTATACACGGCCACCGGGCGGCCATCATAGTGATTCAGGACGGCCTTGGCCGTCAACTCATCGGCCTTGATTTCGGTGTAGAGATAGCTGGCCAGCGTGCGGCGAAAGTCCAAGAGCTGCACATCGAGCAGGCGCAGATCGGTGCGAAATCGAGCCCAGACCTTCCGGGCTGATTCCGGCTGAAGCGGGCGACGATACGCCCCTACAAAGAAATAATCTCCCTCGTTCGGCAACCGGCACAAGAGGGCGCGGGCCTGTCTTGGGATTAACACATATTGCGGCCGGCCGTTCTTCGTGAGGCGCTTGAACCATTTCCCGCTTTCGAGGTCTACGGCATCCCGGCGCATGGTGCACAGCTCGGTAATTCGGCAGGGCGTGAGCAGCCGAGCGAGAAAAAACGCCTGATATTTGAGGGAGAGGAAATCGAGACTGTGCAGCAGCAGACGGATTTCCGATTGATCGAGCAGCCGTTCCCGAGAAAAGGAATCGTGCTTCGAGATGCGCCAGGCGGGATTCTGACCTTCATAATAGGGGAGCAGCGTGTCGGGATCGATGCGATCCAGGCCCCATTGATAGGCCTGCTTGATGAGGCCGATGCCCTTGCTGCATTGTGCGGGCGTGGCCTCATACTGTTGTTTGAATCTCAATACATCATGGCGGGTGATGCTCTCAGCGGGGCGGCCATGCAGCGGCGAACGCTCAAAATACTGTTGATAGACTTGCCGATACTTGCGAGCGGATGGGCGACTTCCGAGCCAGTCAAGATACGCGAGGAGGAGTGCGCCGAAGGTCAACACAGAACACCTCATCAGTAAGGTTGGAAATTTGCTGTATCGGTGCTAGTCTGCCCCTTCTTGAGTCTCTTGCGTCTGGGCTCTGCTTTGGGAGCAGGATGTCGGAGGTTCAAATCCTCTCGCCCCGACCACAACTCCCAATAACAACCACATTCCCGAACTGCGCCACAAACCCCCTACGCCTTCCCTTTCGGCTTCAGCGGCTGCAGGTTGGTATCTACGCCATACTTGAGCGCGTCGGCCAGCCAATACCGCAGGGCTTCCGAAACCATTTGGCTCCGGCTGAACAGCGGGTAGCGGCTCAACATCTCCTCAAGATTGCCATAGATATCACCCTCCAGGCGGGCCGAAACGGGCTGGTGCGTATGCTTCGTGGCGATCATATACACAACTCACCCCCCTTCACGCCTTAATACAAGGGCTACTGTAGACTACAGCGTATCGCAATTAACTACACTGGTCAACACCCTCTTAATGGGTATGCGCGGGAATGCAATTGCATCGGTGTATACAAAAAACACTTGACAACGCATGGCCTGTAGCATATACCACGTATACAAAGTGTACAGATAGGCAGGAGGAACCATGAATCATCCGATTCCGGTCAGAATCCCAGACGATTTGCAGGCCAAACTGAAGCAGGAGGCGTCCAAGGAAGGCCTAAGCATGTCGGCTGTGATTCGGAGAATCATTATCCGACATTGCTCAACGAAATCACGAAAGAGCGCCGCCTGATCATTCACCAGGAGGAGCAACGCCAGAATGCTCACCACGATTCAACACAACGCTCCGGTCTCCCGTTGGCCCATCCTCTCCGCTTCCTGGCGGATCACGGGCCTTTGCTTGCTGTGTTCTGGCGTTCACATCGGGACGGCAGATCGGAGCCCCTTTGCGTAATGTCGGCGGCGCGGATTCAGCAATGGCGGGCGGAGATTCGGGCGGCGAAGCAGCGGAGGGGATCATGACGGTGTTGGGAGGTGTTTCGCTGTGGTGGCTGGTGGTCGTGGTGGTGATTGGGGTTGTCGGGGTGCTGTTAGGGATAGGCTATTTGCTCGGGTTAAACGATGCGGAATACGCGCTGCGAGCGCTGCGCGAGGATCTGGAGCAGGCGCGTGCAGATCTGGCTCGCATGGGAGGGCGTGATGGCGACTGAGCGGACGGTGGATCTGGATCTGCGGGCGAATGAGTTTGGGCGGATGACGATCGCGGCGCTGGCGGCCTTTGCGGCGCAGACGGGCCATGAGCTGCACATCGAATTCAAGAAGCCCGCGCCGCTGCCTGGGCCGAGGAAGGGGCGGGTGCGGTCATGATGCTCACGGACGCGGAGCGGCGCTCGATTCGGGAGTATGCGGAGTGGCGGGATATTCAGATCGCGCATTACAACCTCTCAACCTATCTGCATTTCACGAAAACGGAAGATGTGCAATTCGGCCCGGTGAGGGAAGCGCTGGATGAGCTGGCCACGCGGCGGGCGGCGTTTCTCACGCGGTGGCGGGCGGATCTGGCGCAGGCGAAGGAGGTGCAGGATGCGGCTCTTACGAGTGCAGGCGCGGTGCCGGTTGCCGATGGAGGATTGTCTGATGGGGAGTCTGATGATTCGCCTGTGCGGTCGAACGCCGAGGGCCAACCGATTGCAGAGTGCTGAGCCTGCAGTGCTTGGCGGGGTGGTGCTGGCGGGGCTGGGTGTGGTGCTGACGTGGCTGCTGTTCACCTTCTGAGGGGGTGCGTGATGGAGCGATGTGAAAACTGCAATGTGCTCGGGCAGGAGCGGCCGCTGTATACGCGGATCACGATGGTGGAGGGGGAGATGGTCTGTCTGCTGTTTTGCAGCAGGTGTCAGGCGATGAGCAATGAGGAGCTGCGGCGGAAGATTCACCTGTGGCTGCCGCCGTATGACCGGCGAATGATGGGGGTGGGGGCATGAGGGCTGAGCGGTCGCATTCGAGTGCAGAGCTGGTCGGGCGGCGCTCGCGGGTGACGGGTGCGGTGCCGCCTATGGCGCACAAGGCGCGGCGGCGGAGCGGGCAGGCCTCGGCTGGTGCGCTCAAGGGGAAGGCGTTGCTGCTGAAATTAGCGAAGCTGGGAATTCGATGATGGCGATGGGTGCACATTCGTTTACGGACAGCGCGGGGCGTCGATGGACGGCCTGTTGTGAATGCAATCGGGGCGGCAATGGCAATGATCGGGATAAATGCGTGGCGGGCTGGCAGTGTGTCGAGTGGAACGGTTTGGGCTGTTTCCTCGGCTCCCCAATCGTTGGCGAACCAGCACTAAAGCCTAGCCGTGCCAAGCAGCGCTATCGGCGTTTTTTGGAGTATGGCGACAGCTTTCAGACGTTCCTCGATTTTTGTCGCTGGGATGCTGATCCGCGGCGGTCGTGGAACGGTGGGCAGGAGTGTGCGCGGTGAAACGCTGCCGTGACTGCGATGGGCCGGTGAGTACGAAGGGCACGG